TATAACAACCATTCTTGACTGCTACCATAACTTCTGGTGCTACACTTGCACTATAATTATTTGTAACATTAAGTTTAATTTGAAAGTTAAAGTTTCCTCTAGATCCATTAGTTAAATAGGGGCTGCTGATACTTAAATCCTTTGCTGGATTAATGACTAACACTGATCCAGATGTATTCAATGTAACTGGATACCATCCACCATTTGCTGCTACTGCTCCATTTGCTTTACCAGACCATTGATACCATGTATCTGCATAACCATTTTCTTTACTGATCTTATATAACAATCTATCATTACAATTGCTTAACATACCTTGACTGTTCAAAAAGTTAATGCTGCATGAATTGATCTTAAAGAAAGAATTTGCATCTAAGTAAGATTTAGAACTCATAACCTTTCTAACACATACAATTATCTGCTCTGGCACTTGTGATAAAACAATGTTGTTCAAGATAATATCTGATGAAGCTCCAGATGCTACAGTTTGAACATTAACTGCTGATGAGATATATCTCTCCCATGAATGGCATGGTAGAATGCTTATAGCTGGTAGGACCTCAGTAATATGTGGAGTTAAAGCATTGATATGAATTGTAAAATTATCAAAAGGCTTAGAAGCTAGTTGTATTGTATAAGCTCCTTGAGTTGCATCCAGTGTTTGCTTTAATTTACACCATACATTTCTTAATAAGGGGTCTAGAGTAAAGTTAAATGTTAAATTTTGAACATTTGTTAAACCTTGTTTGCTCATCTTTCTAGAACTAAAGATAAATGGAGATAATAACAATGGTTCAAAGAAATCAACTGAAAAATACACTTCATAAGTAAATCCATCAGTTGCTTTATTTTGTGCTTTAAATAATGATGCATCAGTTGATCCATCTACAATTTTAGAGCCATCTGCTTGTGTAATATAATAGGTTGCTGATTCTAGTGGATGTGCTCCTCTTGACACTAAACTTGAAAAATGATTAACATCATATGAATTAAGTGGGCTATTTGTATAGCTTGACTGACCTGCTTCAAATTCTAAATATTGATCTGGATATGATGGACTCATACACATATTAGATTTTGCTAGATCATTTAAATCTTGTGTCCTTAATAATACACCCTGGAGATCATCCTGTGACATGTTAAAACTAACTGAATTTACTTTAACATTGTTGTTACTTATCAATCCATTTAAAGGAAACTGTTGAAAAGCACATCCTTTACCATATGGAAACATTGGGGTATTTGTTGCTGGTCCATATGATGCATCTTTAGGGATTACAATTTTGTTATAAAAATTAACTCTTGCTGACATAAAAATAGCTCTATCAAATACCACAGACTCAGATGGTAAAGAACATGTCACATTTACACTGTTTTGAGATGCTGTTGTTGCTGAGTAAGAATAAAAACTATTGTCTCTAGAACCTAGTAAAGCTGACACATCTAATTTATCCTTGATGTCACTAATTCTAGCATCTGTTGTTAAGACTGGTTTAATATCACTTGAGACTGACATAATTTAAACTAATATATATAATATAAATATAAAAAAATTTTAGAATTATTTAATTATTAAACTGACTAACTCATCGAAGCTCATCTTATATCTTCTTTTCAAACTCATAAAAAAATTTACAAATTTATTCAAATCATAATTATATTTCAATAACATGATAATCCTAAATAATACATGTCTGCCACATGTTGCTATTGTTTCTATATTTGTTGAATATTGTTGAAAAGCTGTTTTATTATAAACAACATTATAACCTTTTTGTTGTGCATCCTTGAGTAAATCTAACAATTCATCCTTAGACTGACCTAACCCCTGATTAACTCTCTTGGTATAGTCTAATTGTTTTGATGGATATGTCCCATATGAGTCATAAAATTCTATAGTCTTTTTGTATCTCATAATTGTCACATAATGCCCTGAGTATTCTGAGTCTCTTATAAGTAAGATCTTGAAGGATTTATTTTTTGGTAGTAACTCTTCAATACTATTGTAGTTATCTAGAATAGAATATAAAATAATGTCATCCTTAAAATGTTGTCCTAAAACATCTCCTAAATCATTGAATGACATTGAGTGCTGGATATTCTTTCTTATAATTTCTTTTTCTTGTGGATCTATATATTCTAACTCTTGATTGATATTTTTAAGTGTTACACTATTCATTTCTATATATTTATTCTATAGTTTATTTTTTTTAATTCAAAAATAATAAACCATGACATAACAACCATTTGATTGTTTTTACAGAGTCTGGATATTTTCTTATATTGAATAACATTTTGGGGTATATATCTTGGACCATCTTGTGCCATAATTTTGTTAAACATCCTTGAGTTCTCTTTTTATTGCTATCCATTGAATATAACATTATCTTGGGGCCACCTTGAGTTTTCATTCTCTTGGTATCCATTGAATAAAACAATATCTTGGTAACCATTGAATATAACAATATCTTGGTAACCAGTGATTAAAACAATATCTTGGGCCACCTTGAGTTTTCAATATCTTGGTATCCATTGAATATAACAATCTCTTGGGTAAAATTTTTTTGACCATCTGATTTTATTTTGTTGTTGTGCTTTTCACACACTAATTATACAATCAAATGGTGACATACATTTTTTACTAAGAGATGGAAAAATTTTTTGACCTTAATAGGGGGCTCCTAAGTGGTTGTATGTTCTGCCACACAAAAAAGGTAAAATTTTGTGGAAAAATTTTTTATTGCCATTGTGGGGCTCCTCTTGATGTTTCAAAACTGTGGTAGCTCCCACAAACTATAATATATGTTCTTTCCTTTTTTATTTCTTTTTTGTTCTCCTTCAGTGTTTTTCTAAAATTATTATCATTTGTATCTGTTGCTATAACTAATTCTTCAGGTAGATAATATTTACCATTTGAAAGTAAATACTTAAATCCTTTTTTATCTTCAACTGTATATGTTTTCAGAGAGTATATAGGTTCGAACCCTTTTTTTGTAAAAGTAGGATGCACTTTTTTATGCCTAACAATATTTCCAACTTTAAATGGTTCTTCATCATCATACTCTTCAGGTTCAATATTCTGTGGTCTAACTTTAGCATTCCATACACTGATAGGTTTTTCTTTGATAGTGCTATGAACACTGTTATTGTAATTATAAACTAGGTCATCTAAAACATCATAATATACCAGAGTGTTATTAGAATACATGTATTTTTTGATTCTATTCAAAAGTGTTCTATTGAATCTCTCTACAACAGCCAATTGCCTTTTTGCATTACTACTGTGAGGATCATTTAAATAAACTTGAACATTATATTTTTTAAATATATCTTCAACATCTGATCGAAATTCTGATCCATTATCCATTGTAAAGAACAATGCTACCTTTTGTTTTTCTAAAGTGGTTTTAATTACTTGTTCTACAAATGGGGCTATTTCATCAGGTGTTTTCTTCTTTAATAAAAATGAAAATGCTCTTCTACTGTAAATATCAATAATGTTAAGAATGTATTTATAACCTTTGTTCTCTCTATAAAATCTTTCAGTGACCATTAGATCCATTTGAAAACAACCAATAGAGTTAAAAGGTGATTTTATAACATGATATTGTTCAAGTGGTTTAGTTTGTTTGTAAATCTGATTAACAGATTGTTGTTCATACCAATCTTTAACATCATTGTAAGGTAGATATATTTTATTTTCAATAAGTTTTTTCCACAGTTGATTTAAACTTAAATATCCAGTCTTAGGGTTATAATATATATCTTTAAGTTTATCCATCAATTTATTATATTATAAGGATATAATAAATTATTTTCAAATTGTAATTAATCAAAAATGATAGTAAATTCAGGGTTTAATTCTTTTTTTAAGTCTTCTTTAATATTTAATATCTCTTGCCTTGCTTGTTCTATTGTTTTTCTCTTTCCATATCTCACCTTTTTAGTAGTAATCTTTTGATTTTCTTCCTTTTTCTTCAATAAGAAAAATCCATTATGTTCTTCAATGCTAAATTTAACCTTGATTCTTTCATCTATATGTGGTCCTACAATTTTGTATTTAATCTCATCTCCAGGGACTTTTTGAGTATTCACTAGTAATTTGTTTTGTTTTGCATACATACTAATATATTTACCTTCAATTAATAATAACTCATCCTTCTCCTTAAAATATACATCAATTAGTTTTTTGCATGTCCAGTTTCCTTCAATTTTATGAATAGGATCATCCTTCTTAGAAAGATGTTCTTTAAATCTTTCTTGACTGGTGTTTTTAGTGCATCCAATATAATAATGATCTCCATTGTTTAATTCATATATCTCTCCTTTTTGCATTTTTACCATATATAATGGTGTTGCTTCTTCATCTTCTTTATCCTTTTCATATTTTCCAAAA